GGGCGGAGTTTTTTTGTGCACAGGGTAAAAATTTGAAACTTTGTTTAACTTTGAAAACCTTTGGTGATTTTTACTTAGATTCAGTTTATTCAGGTTAAATTTAACTAGAAAGGAAATTTTGTTTTATGAGTAGGTTTGAGAAACTTAAAGAGCTTATAGAAAAAGACGGAAATATAAATGAATGTAACAGAGAAATTATTTTATCTCTTTTATCTGATTTTGAATTTCTTGAAGAACAAATAAACAAGCTTAGAGAATATCCACGCTACATAATCAACCCCAAAAACACAACTCAACAAAAAAAATTACCAGTGCATGAAATGTTAAAAGACTACCAAGCGCAAAAGAATGACATAGCAACAAAAATTCTTAGAACTCTAGCTGGTGAGGCTGACGGTGAAAGTGAATTGCTAAAAGCGCTAAAGGAATTTAATAAAAATGACTGAGCCTTATATAGTGCAATATAAAAACGCTATAGAGCGTGGGTGGGTTGACATTAATGGAGTGAAAACAAAGTTAGTGGTGGGTTGGAAAATTAAAAAGGTAATTGACATCTTATGTGGTTACTTAACAGACGAAAGGTTTGTGTTTGATCCAACTAACTGCTATAAGCGCTTTAAGTTTGAAGAAAGCTTATGCTTGCAAGGTCAAGCTCCATACTATAACCAACCTATAAAGCTCATGCTTTGGCAGAAAGCGTTTTTTGAGGCTATATACTCATTTTATGAGAAAGACACAGGTCACTTACTTATAAATGAGGCATTACTTGAAGTGGCTAGAAAAAATGGCAAAAGCACAATGATAGCTAGTGACGGAAATGCTGACTTGTTTATAGGACAGGGTGGAGTAAACATTTGCGTTTGTTCCAATGACGATAGGCAAGCTAAGTTTATATGGAGTGAAATAGCTGGCATGAGGCATAGGCTAGACCAGAAAGACGAGGTTACCTCAAATAACCTAGTTGAGATAAGAAACAATGTTAAAAACATTAAGGTTTTAAGGCTTTCTAGCAAGACGCAAAACAAAGACGGTTTTAACTTTGTTAAGACATATCAAGACGAGGCTCACGACTGCAAAGACGACGAAATAGCTGAGGCTTGTCAAAGGTCAATGTCAACTCATGACGAACACTTGTTCGTAACGGTTTCAACTAATGGCTTTTTGAATGATATGTATTTTGACAAAAAGCTTAGTTATGCTAACAAGTGGCTGGACGGTGAAATTGACAACCCTCACTATATACCCTTTTTGTATGAGCAAGACGACGAGGCTGAGGTGTGGGGCACTGACAGAGATATGTGGCAAAAGTCTAACCCTAGCTTAATTTATGGGGTTAAAAAATGGTCTTTTATTGAGCAGTCTATAAGCAAGGCGCAAATTGACAAAGAAAGTCGTATGCACTTATTGACTAAGGACTTTAACATTAAGGTTTCAAACTCTAAAGCATGGCTTACTCTTGACGAGTATGACTACCCTCAAGAGGCTTGGACTTTGGAGCAATTTAGAGGTCAGTTTTGCTTGGGGGCTGTTGACTTATCTGACTGTGGAGACTTAACCGTTGCTGAGGCGCTATTCTTAAAACCTAATTCAGACGAAAAGTTTGTGGTTGCTCAGTTCTTTATACCTGAGAGCAAATTGCAAGACAAAGACAATGGCGCTAAGTATCAAGAATGGAGTCACACTATAAACCCTATAACTGGTGAGCCTTATGTAACAGTTATCAAAGGAAACAGAATTAATCAAAAGTTAGTTGCTGACTGGTTTCAAAAGCTTAGAGATAAGTATCAAATTGAAACTATTATGATTGGTTACGATCCTTGGCACTCAGACATATTTCTTTTGTGGTGTGACAGGAAAACAGGTTATGGTTTTCACACAATGAAAATTTACCAAAACTCAAAGCTTATGTCTTATCCAATGAAAACTGTAGAGCGTGACCTTGACGCTAGGTTAATTAATTATGGGAATAACCCAGTAATGAAATACTGTTTTCAAAATATGAGTGCCAAAATAGTTGGAGATTTAATTATGCCTGAAAAAATTGACGGTCAATACTCAAGAAAAATTGACGGTGTAGTTGCTTTAATTATTCTTTATGCAACCCTAGAAAAAAACGAAACTGATTTTAATGGATATGTGAGGAGGTAGAAAATGGGGTGGTTAAATAAAATATTTAGCAAGGGTAAACGAAACCCAAATGCTGTAATGAATCTTAATGTTTCAATGAAAGGTTATGAGCCCACATTCACCTCTTTTGGGAAAAACATACTCCAAAGTGACATTATTTATTCAGCAACCAAAATGAAAGCTAGGTTTTTTGGGAAACTGGAGCCAAAGCACATAAGAGTTAAGCAGGGTGACGATAAAAGCGGTCACACTACAGAGTTAGTAACTGACAGCTCTGTAGCTAGAATACTTAGAAAGCCAAATGACTTTCAAACTACTTATGACTTTTTAACTCAAGCTTACTTTATGCGTGAAATGCAAGATAACTGCTTTATATATCCTGACTATTACACATCTAACAATGGGCAGCGTATTTATACTGGTATGTATGTATTGCTACCAATAATGACACCAATTGTAGAGCAAGATTTATCTGGAAAATTGTTTTTAAGGTTTCAATTTGTAAACCCAGCTAGAGAGGTAGTATTTCCTTTTGAGGATATTATTGTTTGGAAACAAAACATTGAGGATAACCAATTTATAGGTGGTGGGCGCTATGCTGGCTTATCAAATGTTGACTTACTAAATTCATTAAGTGCTTATCACACATCTAAAGAGGCGGTGGCTGAGGCTGCAAAACTTGGCTGTTGCCTTGACGGAATTATAAAAGTTAATGCTTATGCTGCAGATAATAAACAAACTCAAGAAATTAGAGACAAGTTTATTGCTGACTTAAAGCAAAATAAAAGTGGTATAGGCGTGTTAGACAATGGGGCTGATTATCAAAACATTCAGCGCTCATTAAAAATGGTTGACGCTGCTACACTAGCTGAGATTAAAGAAAATGTAATGCTCCATGTTGGTTTGACAATGGATATGCTCCAAGGCAAGTTTACTGAGCAAGAAAAAGAGGCATTTTATGAAAACTGGATCGAGCCAGCTGCAATAAGCTTGGGGCAGGCTATGAGTAAAGTATTCTTTAGTCAATGGCAAACTAGTTATGGTGATCAAATTCAACTATACCCAAGAAAGATTCAACTAATGAGCACAGCTGAAATAACTAGAGTAGTGCAAAGCACAATTAATGCTGGTGTGTTTACGCTTGACGAATACAGAGAAATGTATGGCTATGCTCCACTGCCAAACGGTGAGGGACTTGCTAGACCTCGTGGTTTTAACCACTTGGACGGTGAAAACGGTGAGCAGCAACCTCAACAATTTATAACAGATACTAACGAGCGTAATTTAAGATTTAATGAAAACCACAACCCAAAAGACGGTAAATTTGTTGACGGTCATGGGCACCATGGGCATGATCCAAAAGGCGCTAACGCAAAAAAGTCAAATGCTGAAAAAATTGCAGATTTAGAAAAACAAAAAGAGGGGTTAAGTCTGTTTGATCCAAAGCGTAAAGAAATAAACGATAAAATAAAAGACTTAGAACAAAAAGAATTAGAAAAAAACCCTCCAAAAGAGCAACCAACTCAACAAGAAATGCCTAAGCAGGAAAAGCCTATAGTGGATAAACCAAAAGAGGGAAATGTGGTAACACCACATAAAGAACAGCAATTTGATATTATTCAAAAAACCAATGCAATGACTGACGAGTATCACACAGGAATTAGAACGCCCTCTGACATAAAGTCACCAAAAGAGGCGTTTGGCAACCCTGATTTTAATAGTGACTATATTTACCCTGATTTTTCATATGAGGACGGTAAAAAAGCACTTGAGACAGGGCGTGTAACTGTATATAGTAGCAAGCCAATAAAACAAGGTGGGTTTGTTTCACCCTCTAAAATGATGGCTCAAGACTATGCAGGTAGTGGGCAGGTATATTCATTAAATATTGATGTAAATGATGTTGCTTGGATAGATTCAAATGAGGGGCAGTTAGCTAAAGTTAAATAGCTTGGAGGTGTGAATAATGAGTAAAGAATTGTTACCAAAAGAAATAAGACTTAACAGTGAAAATGTTTCTGTTACAGAAAGAGCTGAGGGTGAAAATCAAGCTCAAATGATAATTGAGGGTTATCCTGTAGTGTTTGACAAAGAGGCATACATTGAGGGGCGTGACGGTGGGTTTTATGAAAAAATATCACAGGGCGCTTTTGACGGTGCTGACTTATCTGATGTGGCGCTAAAGTATAACCACAATGACAATGTATTTATTTTAGCTAGAACTAGAAATGGCTCACTACAGCTAAAACCTGACGAACATGGTTTGTTTATGCGAGCTGAATTAATTAATACTACCACAAATGAAGATGTTTACAAAATGGTAAAAAGTGGGCTTTTAACAGAGGGCAGTTTTGCCTTTACTGTTGAAAACGATCAAGAGGAATATATTGACGGTGAAATTCACCGAACTGTTGACAAAATAGGCAAGCTCTTTGATGTTGCTATATGCCCAAATGGTGCGTATGGTGACATGACTGAGATATATGCGAGGAGTTACGAGGCGCTGGAGAGCGTCAGGCGTAATGCTTTGGAGAAAGCCAGACACCTCGCAATATTAAGGCTGAGAAATGCCAACAAAATCAAATTTTGGAGGAAAAAATGGAACTAAAAGAGTTTTTAGACGATAGAGCCAAGAAATGTAGAGCTAGTTTAGACGAAATTGACGAAAAAATTGTTGAGCTTGAAAAAGCTAACGAAACTAGCCAAGACGAGGCAGAACTTAAGGACATAGGTGACACTATGGCTGAATTGCAAGCTGAAAAGGCTGAGCTTGAGGCTGAGCTTAAAGAGGTTGAGGCGCAAATTGCAGCTCTTGAAAAGGAAAAAGAAATTCCTGAGGTAAAGCCTGAGGATAATCAAGAGCGTAAACAATTTTTAAACTTTGAAGTAAGAGGGGAAAAGAAAATGGCAAATGACATTGAAGAAAGAAAGGCTGCTGCTGAAGAATTTAAACGCAGTGGACGCAAAACAATTAAAAACGCTGAAATGCGTGCTACTTTAGTTAGCAGTGGCAAAATTGCTACACCTACTGAAGTTAGTGGAATTACACCTACATTTAATCAAGTATCAAGTATTGTTGATTTGGTAAAGGTTGTAAACTGTGAGGGTATGGGCTCAAACAAGATAGCTTATGAGGTATCAATTGGAACAGCTAGTGCTCAAACAGAGGGACAGAGTATTACTAGCAGTGATCCACAATATGATTTTGTAACTATTCAACCTGAGAGCTATGCAATTTTGTCAGCAATCTCTAATCAAGTTATGAAACAATCACCACTTGACTATGAGGGTAAAATTGTTGACAGTGCTGAAAAGGCTTTAAGAGTTAAAGCTGCAGCAGTTATTACTGACAGTATTATTAATTCTGACTTGTTGTCTACACCAGCTAATCTTGCTATTACAGCTATTGACGACAAGACACTAAGAAAAATTGCTTTCAACTATGGTAGTGACGAAACTGTATATGGTAATGCTTGGTTATTCTTAACTAAGGCTGACTTAATTGCTTTTGGTGATGTTAGATCTGATACCACAATGCAAGCAGTTTACGAAATTACACCTGATACAAATAACCCAAACACTGGAACTATTAAAGACGGTGGGTTGTCAGTTCGTTACTGTTTAAACCCTAACTTGACACCATTGACTGGCACAACTCAAGGCGCTGAGGCAGTTGTAACAATGCTTTATGGTCAACCTGAGTGCGCTGAGTTGGATCTATTCAGTGACTATGAAGTTAAAGTATCTGAGGACTTTAGCTTTGACAAGAATATGCTTACAATTCGTGGAACTGTTGACATCGGTTGTGATGTAATCAAGAAAGACGGTTTTGTTGCTGTAACTTTACCAGCAAGTGAATAATTTTAAAAAATTTTGGGGGGCTATGTTTTTCCTTTTTCAATAGCCCCCTAACTATTAAGGGGGTAAAAATATGTCTGATAATAACACTCAAAATAGCAATGATATTATAGGCAATATGACAAATTTAGCTGACAGTGGTCAGGATCAATTTGTTCAGAACTGGACGCAAATGGCTCAAATAGCTTTGTATGAGCAAGGAATATCAAACACTTTTTTAAGTTCACAGCAAGCTCAATATATTTTAGCCAAAGCTGTTACTGACTTAATTGAGGACGGAAATTTGTCTAATACCACACTTTCTTTAATTGCTACATTAAGAACTAATCACCCACACAGTGAGGATAATACAACAAATGTATAAACCAGCGAACATAAGACAATTTGTTACGCCTGCTATTCAAAAGCGAACACAAGTTGACATGGTTAATGGCAGAACTCAAAAAAGTGTGGTTGAGTTATCAAACTTAATGGGTAAGTTTAAGCAAAAAGGAACTGGTGAGCTCAATGCAAATGGCTTATATGTCATAAATGATAAAACCACATATACAACTTGGTGGAAAAGTGACTTTAAGTCTGGTGACATTTTAAACATAAATGGAACTGATTTTAAAGTTACTGGTCAGCCTGAAAATGTGGAAATGCGTGGACGCTATGCAGTGCTAACACTTGAAAGAATTGAGGGTGGCGCTTAATGGCTAAAAAGGGCTTTGATTTAGACTTTGACGGTTTTCTTGATTTTGCTAAAACTGTTGACGAGTTAGGTGAGGGGTATTTAAAGCTAGCTGTAGAGAACGCTTTTCAAAAATCAAAAGAGTATGTAAGCACTGAAATTGTGCTAGCAATGAATAAGTCAAAATATGCTTTTGCTAAAGGTGAGCGCAATGCCAAAAATAGACCAGCAACAGGTAAAGCTTTGACCTCAGTTAAAGAGGTGGCTAGGTTGCCTGTAGAGTGGGACGGAACTACTGCTAGGGCTTATATGGGTGTTGACTTAGATGTTGCTCCAGAGGGCTTAATTTTGGCTCTTGGAACACCTACAGTTAGAAAAGATACTACACTTTATAACGCAATTAAAGTTAAAGGAAAAGTAAGAAAAGCTGTTGATTCTATACAACAGCGTGAATTTCAAAAAGTTATTAATGAGGCTATGAAAAATGGTTGATATTATTTCTGATTTATCAAGTTTAAATATACCTGTTTATGTCGAGGGTGACACGCCTGAAAATTTGCCTAATGAATACTTTACTGTTAGTGAAGATTATACCAGTGGCAATACATTTGCTGACAATGAGCAGAAATCTATTTTATATGAGTTCACTTTAAAATATTACACAACCAATGCACAAACATTATATACAGGCTTAGCAAGTGCTATGCAGCTTTTAAAAAGCTTGGGGTATATAACTACTGGCAATGGTTACTCAAATTCAACATATCAAAATAAATGGTTTAGCCGAATGGCTGACGTTGACAAAATTGAATATTTATAATTTATGGAGGTAACAAATGGGAGTTCAATATAGAGGTTGTTCAAGACTTTATTATGCTATTGAAACTGAGGCTGCAGACGGAACTTTGTCTTATGGCACAGTTAAGCAACTTGCACCAGTAAAGAGCGTATCTCGTGATATTTCTAGTGAAAATGAGGCTATTTATGCTGACAATGTAGTTCAAGACAGAACTTATGGAGCTAACTCAGTTACTAGAACTTTTGAAACTATAATGATTGATCCAGCTATTCAAGCTGAGCTTTTAGGTGACACAGTTCTAACAATAGGTAGTGGCAGTGACGCAATGCAAGCTAATTTAACTAACCCAGACGGATCAACTAGACCATACATAGCTATAGGTTATGCTTTACATGACGGAAATGTTGACCAGCCATGTGAGGTAGTGTGGGCTTATCACTGTAAGGTAAATTCTATTACTAAGAGCACAAATACTATTGACGACGGAACTGGCTCTGAGGGGCAGTCTGTAGAAATTGTAAATGTAGCACCAAAGAAAGCGTGGACTTCAACAGGCAAGCGCAATCTTGATTTAGATTTACCTATTACAGCTGACAATGCAGACAAGGTTGACACTTTCTTTAGTGAAGTTATAACGCCTGACAATGCAGCTACAGTTTTAGGTGACTAATTAATTTTTGAAAAAAGGAATGAAGTAAATGGAAGCAAAACTCAATATTTATGCAGATTGTAGCACTGAAGAACCTACAAAAACATATGTTTGTAGGCGTTTGTTGCTAAAGGTATCAAAAAAAGTAAGTGCTTTGGCTGAGGGTTTAAATGAAAAAAGCGCTCAAGAACAAGAGCAGGCAACAATTGAAATTATTAAAACAATTTTTCCTGATTTTGAGGATAAAGACTTTGATTATTTAGATCCTGTAGAATGGTTGGAGTTTGTAAATCAAATTACAGCAGAAACAAATAAAATTTTGAGTAATGCTGAAAAAAACTAATTAACGGTGGGGTGAAATTAAGCGCTCCACCGTCTAATAATAAACAAAGTATAAGTGAATCATTTTACAACGTTGTAGAAACGCTTTGTAACCGTTTTATAGGCTTATCACCCTTTGAGGTAATAAATGCAGAAACTAGAGATGTTTACGACTTGTTTGTAGATGTTGTAATTCATGATTTTAAAAACAAAAAAGCTAAAGAGGGCTGGGTAACTTCAAAAACAGCCACTTGGCATTAAAGGGGGGCGCTTATGGCAGATAGTGAAAGGAAAATAGTAACCACTTTTGAGGCTAATATTGACCAGTTTAATGCAGCTACTCAAAAAATGAATAGTGAAATTAAGGGCATTAATGCGCAATTTCAAAATGCCACAGCCTCTTTAGGCAAATGGTCTGACAGCCAAGAGGGGTTAAAAGCTAAAATAGACCAGTTAAATAAAACCCTTAAAGTTCAACAAACTGCTTTACTTGATAGTAAAAAGCGTTTTAATGACTTAGTTGCTGCAGGAAAAGAAAACTCAAAAGAGGCTCAGCAACTAGCAGCCAAAATTTTAGCTCAAGAAACAGCAATCAAGCGAACTAGTAAGGCTGTTGAAGTTTACTCAGATTCTTTGGGTGAGCTTGAAAGTGCTGGAGTGGAAACTAGACAAGAACTTGACAAGCTAAACAAAGAAATTGAGGACAGTAAACAAGCAGCTAGTGAGGCTGGCTCAGCTATAACTAAAGGCTTTGTGGTTGGTATTGCTGGAATTGCCACAGCTTGTGTTGGAGCTGTTAAAGGTTTGTCTAGCTTGGTTGAAAATACTGCTGAGCTTAGACTTGAGCAAGGTAGAGTTCAAACTTCCTTTGAGCAAGCAGGGCACTCAGCAGAAACAGCTAAAAAAATCTATAATGACTTTAATGCTGTTTTAGGTGATACTGCTAAAACTACTGAGACAATGCAACACATGGCACAACTAGCCGACACTGAAGAAGAACTAAACACTTTAGTTAGGGCTGGCACAGGTATTTTTGCGACATATGGCAACAGTTTACCGATTGAATCGCTCATGGAGGCGAGTAATGAAGTTGCCAAGACTGGTCAGCTCACTGGCGCCTTGACAGACGCAATTAACTGGGCTGGTAAGAGTGAGGAGGGCTTTCAAAAGCAATTAGACTCTTGCAATACCGAGCAAGAAAGACAAAGTTTAATTATTAAAACTCTTAATGAGCTTTATGGTGAGGCTGGTGACGCTTACAACGAAACTAACAAAGATGTTATAGAGGCAACCAAAGCGCAAAATGACTATAACAATAAAATGGCTGAAATAGCCACTAAAGTTCAGCCAGCAATAACAAGTTTTAAAACCATAATGGCTGAGGCTTTAACCAAAATTATGGAGAAATTTAGTGAGGCAGATATTGAAACTTTATTAAGCAATATTGCAAAACTAATTTCTGACTTGGTAAATACCGTTTTACCACCACTTATGAGTATTTTAGGCTGGATCTTAGACAATATGAATTGGCTAGCTCCAGCAATTGGGGCGGTGGTTGCTGGTATTGTTTCAGCTACAATTGCATACAAAACAATAACAACAGTTATGAATTTGGTTAAAATTGCTCAGCTTGGGCTCAATGCAGCAATGCTGGCTAACCCTATAGGCTTAATTGTTGCTGCAATAGGTGTTTTAGTTGGTGCATTTGTGCTGCTTTGGAATAAATGCGAGGGTTTTCGTAATTTTTGGAAAGGTCTCTGGGATAAAATTAAGTCAACAGCTAAAGCTGTTATAGATTGGTTGATACCAGTTGTCGAAACGATAGCAGGTGTATTTAAAACAGTTTTCAATTCAGTTGCAAAAGGACTTAACTTTTTAATTAGAGGTTTAAACAAAATTTCAATAGATGTGCCTGACTGGGTGCCTCTAATTGGTGGGAAAAAGTTTGGTTTTAACATTCCTGAAATTCCTTTACTAGCTAAGGGTGGTGTAGTTACTAAAGACACCTTAGCTAGAATTGGTGAAAACGGAAAAGAGGCTATAGTTCCTTTAGAGCATAATACTGAATGGCTTGATAAGTTAGCAGATAGACTAGCAAATAAGCTGAATGTTAGAGGAAATGTAACAAATAACTTTAACTATACTTTTGAAAAAATGGAATCAACTAAATATGCTTTGCATAGAGCCCAAATTGAAACAAAAAGAATTGTTGGAGGTCAAGTATGATTTTAACTTTAACTAATAAAGACGGTCAAACACTTGACCTGCTCAACAATGATAGTTATTTTAAGTTGAGCGCTTGTGAGGCGTTACATGGAGTTGATACAGATATTTCAACAGTAGATATTCCTTATCAAGACGGTGCATTAATTGAAAATGTAAAGGCATTACCTAGAGGTATTTCTTTAACTTTTGATTTAATACCTGACATAAGAAACAGTATTGACTTTTTTACAAACGTTGTAAAGTCAAAGCAATATGTTACTTTAACGGAAATTGAAAACGGTAGAGAAATAACCATTAAAGGAATAGCAACTATTCCACCTTATAGCAGAATGTTAGGCTTGTGCAAAATTCAGCTTGACATATATTGTGGGCAGCCCTACTGGGAAGATCTAAACACTGTTATTAATGCAATTTCTAATTATATTGATTTATTGTTTTTTCCTGTGGCTGGTCAATACTTTACACCAAGTGGGCGTCCATTTGGTGAGGTTGACACTAGCTTAGAAAAAACATTTGTTAATAATGGAGATGTTTCAATAGGAATTAATATTAAAATAACTGCTTTGGGTGAGGTTCAAAACCCTAGGCTGTCATGTAGCACTGGGGCACAAAATGGCTGGTATATGCAGCTAGGCAGTTCAAACAAGCCATTAACACTACAACAAAACGACTTAATTGAGATAAACACAGTAACAGGTAACAAATACATAACCCTAAATGGTTTAAGCACTTATAATGGTGAGCCATTACTGTCTTACTTGGTTTTTAATGGCACTAACTGGCTACAGCTAGAAACTGGCGCAAATACTTTTAATGTGACAACCACTAGTGGCAGCAGTGAAGTTTATTTTACAATTTCATACAAAAGGCGGTATGAATAAATGATACCCTATGTTGAAGTTATAGGAAAATACACTTTAGAGCCTTTTGCTTTGGTGGAGCCTAGTCAGTGCTGGTTTGAGCTTGCTTATTATGAGCTAGGACAGTTTGAGGTATATTGTGCAGCAACTCCAAGCAATTTAGCAGCGCTACAAATGGGTAACTATGTCAAAATACCTAACAAGCCTTATTTATGGATAATTAAAAGCATAGAATACACTTTTTCCTCTAATGGATCAAGAATGATAAGCGCTAAAGGGTATGAGGCTAAATGGTTGCTTACTAGGCGTATTATAATGACACCTTGGCAGTTGCCAACTAGTTTAGACAATGCAGTTTTTCAGTTAGTTGACAAAAACATGGGTGCAAGTGCTGTTAGTTATAGAAAAATAGTTGGTTTTAATGCTGTGTTATCGAATACAGGCATTGAAATTGACACCACACAAGCCACTAGAGGCAACTTATGGGACTTTGTGAGTAATTTACTTAAAACTAACCTTTGTGGCGCTTATAGCACGTTTGACGGTCAAATAAACTATATTCCAATTCAGGGGCGTGACCTGTCTAATCAAGTTGTGTTTTCACAGTCACTAGATAACCTTATTTCAAGTGATTATAAAGAAACAAGTGAGGAATATAGAACTTATTGTCAAGTTGTATCAACTTTTACTGAAAATGAGGTAACTACTGATTATGTTCAGCAGTATGATTTAGGAAAAACAAACATTGACAGGTCTGAAATAACTATACAGTCTAATTTGTCAACCAAATATACTGACGCTAACGGAAATGAGCAAGAAACTACACCAACTAGCCAACTTTATCAAGGGTGGCAGATTCAAGAGGGTAAAAATACTTTGGCTGAGCACATTATAACATCTGAGTTCGCTGGAGAAATTGACCTTAAAAATTCACTTTATGAGTTTGAAACAGACTTTTTTATAGGTGACTTAGTAGGCGTTAGTGACGAGTATTTTGGTTATTCAGCCACAGCCAGAATATTAAAATACACATTCAAACAAGACGCTAATGGTTACACAGAAAATGCTGACTACCAAACGGAATAAAAGCTACATTGTGACACAAACTAAAAATCATGAAAAGTATAACTGTATTAAAAACCGTAACTTTGTCACTTTTGATTTTTGGACTTGCAACACCTGTAGGGGCTCAGCACTGCACAGTTAAGCAAGGTGATTCTATGTGGAGAATTGCTAAGCGTTATCATGTGAATTTTCACCACTTAAAAGGGTTGAATAATCATTTTAAAGATCATGATGTTATTTATCCAAATGACAAAGTGGAGCTACCTAATGGTAGTGAGGGGCACTCAACAAATGAAAATTCACAAACTGACAATATTGAGCATGGCAACAGCGAGGCAGAACAAACAGAAACTAGCCAAGCACTAGAAATTCTAAAATTGGTTAATGTTGAGCGCAAAAAACAAGGCTTAAAAGAGTTGATACTTTCTCATAACTTAAATGGAATTGCTACAGAAAAGGCTAAGGACATGAAAAATAAAAATTACTTTTCTCATGAAAGCCCAACCTATGGCAGCCCTTTTGAGATGTTGCAACAGTTTGGAGTTCACTATTCTTATGCTGGTGAAAACATTGCAGCAGGGCAGAAAACAGCTAAACAGGTTATGACTGACTGGCTAAATTCGAGTGGGCACAGAGCAAATATTTTAAACAAAGACTACACTGAATTAGGTGTGGGGTATGTAGAGGGTGGCTCTTATGGGGCTTACTGGGTTCAATTGTTTATAAAGCCATAACTAAAAACCACCTACCACATAAGGTGGTTTTTCTAATGAAAATGGAGGTATTATGCTAACTGACGAAATAGTTAGTGTTTTGGCACTTTGTTTGTCTTTTGTAGGTGTGCTTTCAAGCTTTATATTTAGCACTAGAAAAGAAACTAAAGAACACGAAAAAGAAAGAGAAATTAATGTGCAAAACATAACTACTATAAGAAATGACATTGCTACAATTAATGAGGCTTTTGTTAAGATTGAAAAAAAACTTGACAAAATTGACGAAAAAATGGATAGTGACCACGAAAAATTGATTGAGCATGAAACAAGAATAAGAAACTTAGAAAAACAAATTTTTAAAAAGGGGGCTTAAAATGGAACTAAACAGCACAATAATTGACGCTATAACCACTTTAGTTGGGTTGGCAGTAAGTTTGTTAGCTTTTTATGGCACTTATTTAATTAATAAGAAAATCAAGAATGACAAACTTAAAACAATTATGATGTCACTCCAAGAGGTAGTTAAAAATGCTGTTTTAGAAACATATCAAACTTATGTTGAAGAACTAAAAGACAAAGATATGTTTGACACTGAGGCGCAAAAAAAGGCGCTTAGACACGCTTTAGATTATATTAAGGCAAATATACCTTATTATGTTCAAACTTGGCTAGAATCGAATTTTAGCCACGTTGACGAGTATTTAAAAAGTCTTATTGAGGCTCAAATTGGGCTTTTAAAAAATAATGCAAAAGGGGTGAAATAATATGGCTGAAAAAGGGTTTTTCTTTAATGCTTTTCCAGACAGTAGCACTGTTACTGGCTATGACAGAAACTATAATGCTGACGACATAAGCCAATGGCTTGCTACTGTGTGGGACACTGGAGTTGTAAAAACAAATGTAGTTAGCACAGAGCCACAGGGTTTAAAAGTTGTTGCTAATGTTGGTATGGGTATTAATGTTCAAGCAGGTAAAGCAGCTATTCAAGGTAAACCATACAGCAACACAGCTTTAGTAAGTTTTACAGTTGCTACAGCTCCAACAGGTTCAAGCTCTAGGTATGATTATGTAATTTTAAGAATGGATAACACTCAAACACAAAGTGGTAGAAATACCTCATTAATGTTAGTTACAGGTGATTCTAATATACCTACTGTTAGTAATTTAACTAGAACTAGTGACGTTTACGACTTAATGTTGGCTTATATTGAGGTTCAACCTAATGCAACTAGTATAGCTCAAGCTCAAATAACTGACTGTAGAGGTGATCAAACATTATGCCCTTGGTTTACAGCTGTTAAAGGCTATGACGAATACTATGACGCAATTGTGCAGCAATTTGAAAGTAATATAACACTAACAAGCGCTGGAACTGTAGCAGTAACTAACATAGCAGCTAATCTTTACAATAGCAGATATTCTTTAGTAGAGGTTTATTGTAATGGTTTAAAAGAGGAAAACACTGACTATACTGTTTCTACTAGTGGTGGCTTTATAACTATAACCTTTACTCAACAAAAAAGCGCTGGAGCTCAAATAAGCGTGGTTTTAAATAACTTTATTGACGGTGAGGGCTTAGCTACAGTTATAGGCTCTTATAATGAGTGGGTAAATGATGTTGCAACTCTTAAAGAGGCGTTTGACTATACTTACATTTGTAATGGCTTAAATGATAACCAGCAAATCACAAACATAGTCAACACCTTTATGAGTGGTGGCACTGACTATAGCTCATTAAATTTAAAAATTGTGGGCACTTTTGGTTGTAATAATGGAACTCAATACCCAGTGCCAGTAGGTGGTGCAGGAACAAGCGCTAACCCTTACATGATGTTTAATTTTAATACTGGCAACAGAAAAGTAAACTTAGACTTTTCAAATTGCAGTCAAATTAATTTAAGTGTGAGTGGCGTTTATGTTTATGTATTCGCTGGCAGCAATTTTAATGTAACTGGGCTCAATTTAGTTGCAAATGGAACAACCTCAGGCACTTCAATAGTAGTGTTTAATGGAAATGTAACTTGTGAAAATTCTCGTTTTTGGATAAATGGTTACCTTAGCTCATACATAGGAAAAGAGGGAACTTATACAAACTGTAGAGGCAGTGTATCAAATGCAAGTGGTAACTCTTATTGCTTTTTAAATACAGACTTACTCAGACTTAATGGCGGTGAATATCTAGCTTATACAGGCACCAGCTCAGCTAGAAGTGCTGTAGTAGGACAGAGCGCTAGCAATGCTGTTGCTATACTTTATGGGGTGTCAGCTCCAACAGTGTCACGAAATGGCTATTATCAAGTAAATTCAGTTTATCAAGTAGGCACAGGCAACTATATAAATTGCACTGATTTAGTGAGCGCCTTGCCTTTGTATGTAACCACAGGCTATTCAAACATAAGAGGCACTATTGCTTTGTCAAAACCACAATAAAAAGAGGTCAAAAGACCTCTTTTTTGTATAAACCTTTTATTATAACATTTTTTTAGCTAAAAATATACTGGAAAATCGAGTAAGTAAAGATAATACCTAATTATCTATACCGAAAAAAAGTGTAACCTTTAATTATAACATTAATTAAAGTAAAAAAGATAGTGGAAATTTCAGTAAGTAAAGATAATCCTTAATTATTTTGACTTATTAAAAACAGAATATTCAGTAAATAGTTGTATTGTGGGAAATAGCTAAATAATGTTGCGAACTGTGGCATTTTGTTTTTAAAAAAAGCCCAGCTAAAAACTGGGGGTAAAGTTTATTCGTTTTCCATATTCAAGTATAGCCTCATTATTTCTTTATATACCCTTGCTTTTTCCTCAGTAGAAAAGTCTTGATCTTCAAAGACAATTCGAGCTCTAGCAATTAAGTCATTAATTTCACTATTTTTGACACCAAAATAATCTAGTGGCACGCCTAATTTTTCACATATCCTTTGTAGCTCTTTAATGTGAGGGGCACGCCTACCAATTTCATAATTAGAAACACTAGAGCGCTTAATGCCTACTAAGTCAGCAAATTGTTGCTGTGTAAGTTTTTTTGTTTTCCTTATAGCTTTAATCTTTCTGCCAATGTTTTCACTCAATTTAGCCACCAACTTTGTTTTTCATTTTGAATATGTTATATTTTTCTTCACAGTGCAACTTTTGTTGCTTTTATGTAAATAATTATACAATACGAAAACAATGGAGGCAAATATGCTTAAAAAAACTGCAGGTGCAATAGTTAAGGACAGTATTGAAATGTTACCAGTTTATTTTAATGAGAAAGGAAAAAATTCAGAGTATGAGTTTAACTTAATTATGGGGCGCATAGTTGGCTTTGTTGAATGTGGTTTACTAACTCAAAAGCAAATGGACTTTTTTATTGATTATGCTTTAAAAAAGTATGACGAAATTGAATTTACAAAAAGTTAGTATTTAGTATCAAAAAAGTTGTGCTAAAAAAATTATTATGATATAATTTTATGCCTTTAAAATTCAGTATTTATCGAGGGTGTAGGGCGGCTTTAGAGCCAAGATTTTTAATAAATATGAATATTTACCTATATATAAAAAAAGTGCGATAAATACTAGGGTTTGAGCAAATAAGACACTTAATTTTTATTGAAAATGTGTCATTTTGACTAGAAAATTAAAAGGGGGTGAGCGTTTTGGTGCGAAAAGAGTTGAAAAAGCTAAGGATAGATTATGACTTATCTCAAAAAGTAATGGCTGAAAAACTAGGTATTTCAGCTGGTGCTTATTCTTTAATTGAAAATGGAATAAGACATGGCAACCCAAAAACTTGGGAAAAAATCAAAGAGTTACTAAATATTTCAGACGAAAAAATGTGGGAAATTCAAAACCCAAAAACATAAAAAGGGGTTAGCTATGACAATTGAAAAAGCTATAAAAGAATTAAAAGATACTGGCGCTTTTGTAATGAGTGAAAAAGAGCCTGAAATAATAATACCAAATCTTTATACAAAATTAAGTCTTATTACAAATGACTTACAAACTGTAGCAAAAAATTTAGAGGTTGCTATTACAAAAAACGCTAAATATAAGGCTGTTGGTGAGGCAGATGTTTTAAGAGCTGTAAAACCTTTAGAGAACAAATACAGAATTTACTCTTTTCCAGTATCAAGGGAAATTGTAGAAAGTAACACACTAGAAAGTGTTGACTATAATGGCAACACCAAAAAGCAGCTTTTTGTTAGAATCAAAGTAGTTTATAGGTTTGTTGACATTGACAAGCCTGACGAATTTGTTGATATAACCTCTTATGGTGACGGAATCGACAGTGGAGACAAAAGCGTTGGAAAAGCTATGACTTATGCCGACAAATATGCTCTTTTAAAAGCTTACAAAATTGTAACTGGTGAAGATCCTGACCAAGAGGCAAGCCAAGAGCTTAAATCAGTTGAAAGCAACCTTGACAAAAACTTATTAATTGAGGCTGAAAATTTAAACATTGACTTAAACAAAGTTGCTGTTTATTTAAAGAAAAATGTAAGCGCTTTAACAAATGACGATTTAAAAAAGTGTATTGAGCAAAAAAGATCTGTCAATGGGGGTGTAAAATGATTGAGTTTAAAGCTAATACTCACCAGTATTTTGATAACGGAAAAGAGTTGATTAGTGTAACTAGGTTAATGCAAAAACATGGGCTGGCGCCTGACTATTCAGGTGTTAGTCAAGATGTGTTAGAGCGTAAAGCCGAAAGAGGCTCTTTTATTCATGCTGAAATTGAGGCTTATAATAAGCGTGGTGAAATTGGTTTTACTAAAGAGCTTGAAAATTATATACAGTATCAAACGGAAAAAGGGTTTGAGTGTAGAGAAAGTGAATGTATTGTTTACAATGATGTTTGCGCTGGCACACTTGATTTATTGCTTAGCTATGACGGTGAGTTAGTTATTGCTGACATTAAAACTACAGCTACATTGCATAAAGAGGCAGTTAGCTGGCAGTTATCAATATATAATTGCTTGTTAGGCTGGCAAGCTCAAAGAGGTGAGGCTTTTCACTTTGATAAAGACGGAAATTTAAAAGTAGTGCCTATTCCTTTTAAGCCAAAAAATGAAGTAGAAAAGCTTATGGAGTGTGAGCGTAATGGTGTTTTATATAAGCAAAATGTAGCCATTCCTTATAGTCAGTTAGTAATTTTAGAAAAGGCTCAGCAAATTATTGAGCAAGCTGAGCGTCAAAAAAAAGAGGGTGAGGCGTTGCTAAATGATGTTAAAGAGGCGGTTATGGCAGCAATGGAAAAAAACGCTGTTAAAAGTTTTGAAAGCAATAAACTTAAAATAGTGTATGTTGATCAAAGCCAAAGAACTACTATTGATAGTGCACGATTAAAAGAGGAAAAACCTGACATAGCAGCGAATTACTCTAAAACAACAATTGTTAAACCGTCAATAAGAATAACTTTAAAAGAGGTGGAATAATGACTTTAGAGGAATTTTTTGTAAAAGAGTATGAAAAAGCGAGAAAAGATTTAAGAGAAAACGAAAAGCAATTGGCTTTATTAAAAATTGAAAACAAAGAGGCTAAAAACTGGATAAATGAATGTTTATGGTTTATTGAAAAAACCCAGCCAGAGCTTTTAATTGGTGGCAGCCTTTGGATAAACTCTTGTTTTATTCCTAATCAAGACAGAGACAGAGCACTTGAATTGTTAAATCATTTTAAGATAAAAACCAACAAAAATAAAGAGGTTGACGAAAATGAATAAAGTATTACTAACAGGTAACATTTGTAAAGATATTGAATTAAAACAAACATCTAATGGCAGAGCTGTTGTAAGTAATACAGTTGCTATTCGTAATGATTTTAAAACAAATGGTGAATATGGCACAACTTTTGTAAATTTTATTGCATGGGGTGTGCAAGCTGACTTTTTAAAAAAATATGCTAAAAAGGGTGACAGAATTGAGCTAGTTGGACGCTGGCAAAATCGAACTTATGAAAAAGATAACAAAAAGCACACTGTTAGTGAGTGTGTAATTGAAACTTTAAATATAATAAACAGAAAAGACAAAACGCAAGATTCTGGAATAGTTGAAGTAGATAGTTCAGGTTTACCGTTTTAAAAGGGGTTAAAAAATGAATATAGGTGATACAGTAAAAGCAAATATAACAGAAAATGTTTTAAACCCAACTTGGGTTAATGGTGTAATAATTTCAATTTATATTACACCTAAAACAAATTTTTATCTAATTTATCTTGAAAATGGAGAATACACAACTTTAGAGGAACAATACATTGAAAGTGTATAGAAAAGGGGTATTGTATGAATTTTGCAGGGTTATGGGAATCAGTAGCACAAGCAGCTTTAAATTTTATAGTGGTGTCAGCTTTAACAAGTGGGGCACAACAAAGAACTGTAACTGATGTAAAAACAGACTTAAGAACCACAAAAGAGGACATTATGAGTGAGCTTAAAGACAGTAGAGAAAACATACTTACTCAAATTGAGTTAGTAGCTAAAAATAATCAAGGCAACCAAAATGGCTAAGTCAATATTATCTAATGAGCCAGTATGTTTTATGTGTGGATCAACAGTTTGGCTTGAAAAACATCATATTTTTGGAGCAAGTAACCGAAAAAAGTCTGAAAAGTATGGGCTGTGGGTTTATCTATGCCATTCATGTCATAATGAGCCACCAAATGGAGTGCACCACAATATTGAGCGTATGCGCTGGTTACAAAAACAAGGGCAGCAGGCGTTTGAAATGCAATATCCTGAGAAAAACTTTTTGCAAGAATTTGGGCGTAATTATACTTAGTTTAGGGGGTAACTAATTATAAGCAAAAGAGAAAGAACATACTTGTTAGTAACAAATGACGAGTTTGAGTTTATAGTTGACATTTTTGATAATGCAACACAAGCAGCAAAAGCTTTAAACATAAAAAACACAAATAGTGTTTATAGACGAGCTTGTTTGACTAAACAAAGAGGCTCTAACAGAAAATATAAGCTTATATCAATTATTTTAGACGAGGACGAAAATGACTTTAAACTTTGAGGTTGAGCAAAACCCACATTTTAGTCTAAATTTGGACGGAAAAGCAGAAATAACTTTTGTAACCTCTAAAAACAACATACAGGCTTTTGAGGGGTTAAAAGATATTCCTTTGTTTGTTACTGTTAAAAAGGTGTCAAAAAGGCGCTCTTTAAGTCAAAATGCTTATATGTGGGGCTTACTTAATGAAATTGCTATAAAGCTGAATAGAGGCAAAGAGGCGGTCTATAGAGACTATATAAAAGAGTTTGGAGTGTTTGAAATTTTACCTATTCAAAATATAGCTGTTGAAAGCTTTATTTCTAAATGGGGTAAAAACGGTTTGGGCTGGTTTTGTGAAAACCTTGGAGAAAGTAAATTGCAAGGCTACACTAAATTAATGGCTTACTTTGGATCAAGCACTTACACCAGCTCTGAAATGAAAAGAGTTCTTGACGCTGTTATTCAAGACTGTAAAGAGCTTGACATAAATACTATGTCAATAAGTGAAATTATGCTACTTCAAAATGATAATGATTAGAATGTGTCACTAAAGAGCAAAATTACAAAAAAAGTGTTGAATCGACATAAAAAATCATTATAATAGAACTCATAACGCAACTAGAAAGGTGATTGACAACAATGGCAGTTATGCGAGTTCACAAAAACCAAAATTACACAGTAATGAGCAATTTTCATTTTAGAGAAAAAAAGATGTCTTTAAAAGCTAAAGGGCTTTTATCTTTAATGCTTTCTTTACCTGATAACTGGGACTATTCTATTGCAGGTTTAGTAACTTTATCTAAAGACGGTAGAGATTCAGTAATGACAGCACTTCAAGAGCTTGAGAAATTTGGTTATTTAAAGCGAACAAGAGTAGTAAATGAAAAAGGGCAGTTCGAGGGTTATGACTATGACATTTTCGAGTGCCCTCAAATTGTGGAGCCGAAAACGGAAAACCCTAAAACGGAAAAACCGAAAACGGAAAACCACGAACAATTAAGTAATAAAGAATTAAATACTAATTTAACAAAAGATATAATAGATAAAAAAGATAAAGCAATTGCTTTACCTGAGCCAAACATTTTTATTAAAGAATTAGTTAAAAATAATTATATTGAGCATGACGAAATATTTATGGATCAATACAATTACTTTATTCAGGAAGTTGCTGACGAACATGGCTTTGAAATAACTAGAGCTTGTGTTATGTATTTTGTTCAAAGAGCTACAGGCTTTGACGCAAATGGTGAGCCAATACAAAATAAATTTAAATACTTTAAAGACTCTGTGGAGTTTGGGCTTAAGAAAATATCACCTTATAGTGAGCCCGAGAATTTTCCTAACTACAAAGACCACTGGCTTTATAATTAATTTGTTTGTGTCAGTTAGCAACTAAAAAAATAATAATGAATCGAGGTGAGGAATGATAGAACAACTTAACTTGTTTGGTGAAAAACAAGAAAAATCAACTGACTGGAAATGGTGGTTTAAAGACTACCCAAAGTCAAACGGTCTAAAAGTATTTAGTTGTTTTGCGTGTGGTGGTGGCTCCACTATGGGTTATAAACTATGTGGGTGTGAGGTTTTAGGTTGTAATGAAATTGATCCAAGAATGAATGAAATATATGTTGCTAACCACCACCCTAAATATAATTTTTTAGAGGATATAAGAGACTTTAACAAAAGAACTGATTTACCTTTAGAGTTGTATAACCTAGATATTTTAGACGGCAGCCCACCATGTTCAACCTTTTCTATGGTTGGTGACAGAGAAAACTCATGGGGTAAAAAGAAAAAGTTTAGGGAAGGCCAAAAAGAACAAACACTTGACGATTTATTGTTTATTTTTATAGATACTGTTGAAAAGTTACAACCAAAAGTCGCAATAATGGAAAATGTAGAGGGCTTATTACTTGGTAATGCTTGGGCTTATGTTCAAGAAATTTATAAAAGGTTTGAAAAAATAGGCTATAAAGTAAAGCATTTTCTTTTAAAAGGTGAGGAAATGGGTATTCCTCAAACAAGGCATAGAGTGTTTTTTGTGGCCACAAAACTAAATTTCAATTTAGACAAAATAGATATTTACTTTAATTATGAAAAAGTTACTTATGGAGAAATTAAAGGAAACGAAAAAGGTGCTGAGTTAAATAAAAATACTATAGCCTATAAGTATATAGATAAATATGCTAATGAAAATGATTTAAGACTAGGTGATGTATTCAAAAAAGTTGGTGAAAAAGAAAGATGTTTTTCAACAAAAATTGCATGGGATAAAAATGTTTTACAAACTATAACTGCAAATTTAATATATATTGACGGTAAAGAAAAAACAAGAATACCTTTAAATAGTATTATAAGTGCACAAACTTTTCCTCAAGACTTTAATTTTTTAGATAAAACATATTCTAATGTGTCTTATATATGTGGAATGAGTGTGCCGCCAGTAATGGTAAAAAGACTGGTAACAAAACTTATAGAAAGTGGCTTGTTTGATTATAAACTAAAAAAGGAATGATTAATATTAAAATAGTTATAAATGCTGGTCACACTAAAACAGGTGTTGGCACTGGAGCTGTAGGGTGGTTAGTTGAAAGTATTGAAACACGCAAAATAGCCTATGAGGTAATGAAACAGTTAGCAGATTCTACTCATGAGGTTATACCAGCAGTGTTTGACAAAACAGAAACCAACTTGCAAGAGGCTACAGCTCTAGCTAACATAAGAAATGCTGACCTGTTTATAAGTATTCACTTAAACGCTGGAAAAGGTCATGGGTGCGAGGCATACACTTGGAGGGGTAAACAAAATAAAAGGGCTGTAGATGTTTTAAAAAATCTGTCAGCTTTGGGGTTTAGCAATAGAGGTGTAAAAGACGGATCACACTTATATGTGATTAAAAACACTAAATGTGAATCACTTTTAATTGAGGTTTGTTTTGTAGATAATGACACAGATTTTGCTTTGTTTAAAAAATCAGGATATGAGAAAATAGCAAGCGCAATTTGCACAGCAATTGGCAAATAGTGGGCGTTGCTCAGGCGCTCTGTGGCAAAATTAGAATTGAAAAGTAAGGTAAGCATACACTTAATTTTAAATTTCATACATGGTAAAAACAAGAAACTATTCCACAAACGGAATAGTTTTTTTACTTGCTAAAATTTACAAAAAGTTAATAATCTTTACAAAACATAGTTGACAAATTTTGTAAATCATGTTATAAGTTTTCAGGGCTTAAAAGGAGTAACGAAATGATTAAAATTGACGGTGGAAATATTTCTGTCGAGGGTAAGGGCGGTGATGTTTTAGCAGATCTTGGGGGCTTATGGTCTATATTGAAAAAACACCCTGAATTCTATGCAGGTATGCGAATATTAATTATTCCAGCCATAATGGAAGATAAAGACACGACACCTAAACAAAGAGAATTTTTATCAAAACTTCAAGCATTAATGAGTGAATATCCTGACATTTTCGAGCCTGAAAAAGAGGCTAAGTAATGGAATCAACTTTTATATGGGTGGTGCGTTGCTGGGCTGAGGTAAACGGTGTTAAAAAATATGAGCAGCGTGGATTTGATAACTTCTTTCAAGCTTGTGACTGTGCAGAAACTTGGCGCAAGGTGTTTGGTGCAGATCAAGTTAAGGTTATTAAAATGTTGCCTCAACTTTTTGAGTTACATAAAAGTCTTGACGATTTAATTAATACACTTTATCAAGATCTAAAAACTTTAGAGGAATATAAAAAAGCTCTTCAGGAACTTACTAAACAATAAGTGCGTTGGTAGTGACACTTAAAACACTAGCTACCACCATTCACTTGAGTAGTGGCAAGTGAAAATGTTTCGTTATGTTATTTACACAATTGGTCTATAGTTATTTACCAAGCCTTTCAAATTTACCACTACAGGTGCGTTGGTAGCAACACCTAAAATACAAGCTACCACCAGCCCCTTAGGGGGTATTTAAAAAACTTCATTTGAATGTTGCGACAATTCTTTTGTTGTCAACAAAGTCTCTTTTGAGTGCAATGGCAGCGAGCACTTAAAATAAAAGCTGCTACCACTCCACTGAGCTGTAGCAGTGGAAATGAGCTTTATTAATTTATGCAATATCTATGCCATATTTAAAGGAGACTTCCTTTATTCAAAATCATTAAATGTGGAAATAAGTTGATCTATTTTTTAACCATATGGGCTTAACTACAGCAGCCTGTATGGTTTTTAATTATATCGAAATCGAGTGAATTAAAAAATGCTCACTATACTGAGCACAAAATGCAAAAAAATGCTACTTTATTGTTTAATTTTGCAAAATTTTTGCAAAAACGCTAATTAAGGGGGGCGCAAATGAAATTTTTATACATAATAGCTGTAATTGTGGGTGTTTTAGGAATAATTTTAGCTATTTCAACAGCAGTTTTATTAATACTAAACAGCTGTGGCTTGTTAGATCCAAATATTCATTATCAAAACCCACCTAGAGCGCAAATTTATGGGGGTGAAATATGTATTATTTAGTTAAAGAAAAAGAAAAAGAATTGCTAGACTGGGGCTTTACTGAAACAGAAACAACTTATGAGTATGTGCAGAATTATATTACTAAAAATGATAAAGTTTGTGAGCGCTACATATCCATAGACAAAGAAACAGGGCTTTTAACATTTTATACAAATTGGGAATTAGTGGAGCTTATTTTGAAAACGCTGTATGACAAAGGAATTATTTATATACACACTTATGACGGAAATGGAGATTTAACACCTAATTTTAGTGAGGGTGAAATATGATAATAAAAACAGAATTTGACTTAAAGCAATTAGTTTATTTTGTTAAAGATTCAACACTTCATAAGGGAATAATAACTGGAATTTATTATAGTTCAGACACTAATGAAATAAGTTATACCGTTTTAGAAAATGACTTTTCTTATTATGACAAAAGACAAATTGAATTGTTTGCAGAAAATGAAAAAGAAATAGCTCAAGCTATAGTTAAATCACTAAATGAAGAAAAGTGTGAATTTTAGGGGTGAAAATACATGGAAAAGTGTGAAAAATAGGTGGTAAATAACATAAAACTGGAGTTAAAAATGTATGATAATTACTATGTAGATGTTGATATATTTAAGAGGCGGAATCATATATTTTACCTTATGGGGGAAAAGGATCAGAATTGGTTTGTTTTAGCAAGTTATTCAGTAAAGACTGACAGATTGATTCTTAAAAATGCTAGTGATTTTATACCAAGTAATGTAGTTTTAAAGCAGTTTATATTTAAAGCTAAAACAAAGTATAATGAAAAAGAGTAAGAAATTTTAAAAACTTGCTCTTTTTTGTTTGACAATTTTTAAAAATTAGATTATAAGTTTTATGTGTTTGACTTAAACACGCCACCTAGTATTAAGGCGCATGACCTTTAATACAGGTTATACAACTTAATACTAGTTAATGGAGTCACAAACGAAAACCAGTCATGCTTTAGGTTAGTAGTTTGTGGCTCTTTTTTTAAAAAGGGGTGAATATGTCAGAAAGAAACGATTATTATTTACAAGACAAAAACTTAAGTTTAAAAGCAAAAGGGTTAATGGGCGTAATGTTATCTAAACCTGACGACTGGGACTGCACTGTTGAGGGCTTAATTAGAATTTGTAAAGAGAATAAAACAGCTGTAGCTAATGCTTTAAAGGAATTAAAAGAAAATGGGTATTTAGTTGTAGAAAAGGAATATCCAACTAAAACATATGGTTTGTTTGACAGAAAACAAAAAAATGAAAATTAATTTTAAGAAAAATGAGGTAAACTATGGAAATTTTAGATTTGTTAGCAACAGATAACTTTATTCTTTATAACAAAACCATTGCAAAAGGTATAGGTGTGGAAAATGCTGTGCTTTTTGGAGCCTTATGTAGTTATCAAAAATCTTTTAAGGGTGAGGAATTTTACAGAGAACAAGAAAAAATTATGCAAGATACAGCCTTAACTGAGTATGCAGTGCGAAAAGGTATAAAAGATCTCCAAGAATATGGACTTATTATTGTTACAAAAAAGGGGTTGCCTGCAAAATATTATTTTCGCATAAACGAAAAAATGCTTTTAAAGATATTAAAAAATGGAGAAAGTGGCGGTTTTATCAGTAGTGCAGAAAACAGCACCACTAGTGGTCACACACTAGGGGGGTATCTCAGCACTAGTGGTGCAGAAATCGACACCACTAGTGGTTACGAAAACAGCACCACTGGTGGTGCAGAAATCGACACCACTATAAATAATAATAATAATAATAATAATAATAATTTTAAAAGAGAGAGTGTAGAGAGAAAAAAACCTACTCTTGAGCAAGTTAAGGAATTTGCTCAGTCAAAAGGCAGGTCTGACCTTGCACAAAAATTTTTTGATTATTATGAGCAAGGCAATTGGCATGATAAAGACGGTAAAGCAATTAAGAACTGGAAACTAAAATTTATAACATGGTTAAACAAAGAGCCAAAGCAAAACAATAACGATACAGGCATAAAACACCAAGACAAAGAACTAACCCCTGAAGAACTTTCTTATTTTGACGAATTTTTAAATACACCAATAGACGAACTAGAGAATATTGTTTAAATTGATTGTCATATTTCAAAAACTGTGGTATAAGATACCATGGCTAAATATTATATACAAAAACTGGAAAAGGTGAGAGATAGTTAATGGCTAATAAAGAGGGTAAGTATGAATCTGTAGTCAAGCCCCACTTAGAGCTAATTAAACAAAAAGTGCGTCAAGGCATTACAGACAGTGAAATAGCCAAGGCGTTGGGGATAGCTGTAGGCACACTTTATGAATACAAAAAAAGATACCCTGAATTTAAAGAGGCATTAAGCAGAAACAAGGGTGCTGATGTTTTACAGAGCTTAGTCAATGCTGGTATTGAGGCAGCTAGAGGGTATTACAAAGAAAATGAAGTTACAACCATTATTTTAGACGAGAATGGCAAGCCAACCAAAAAACAAAAGGTAATTACTAAACAATGGTATCCACCTAATCAGAATTTACACAAGTTTTATGTTTTAAACTTTGGTAAAGACGAGGGGTTGGTAAATGATCCACTAGAATATGAGTTGCGAAAAACAAAGCTTGAGTTTGAGGAACTAGAACTAAAAGCAAAAAACTGGGAACTTTTAGACGAGCCAAGTGAAGAAACTGAGGAGGTATAAAGAGTTTATGGCTTATTATGTGTTAGACGCTAACAAGAATTTAAAAGAGGGCATGGATAAAGAGGGCATATATGCAATGCTGGAGCAGGCTATTGAGGACGGTGACTTGGAGCACGTTGACGCTGACAGCGCTTTTGTCTCAAAGCTAAAAGACCTTAATGGCGGTCAAGACTTTAAAGTGTGGATAGGCACCACAGCTGAATATAATGCAATAACCACCAAAGAACAAAACACTCTTTACTTGCTAACAGACGATAACTTAGATCAAGAGCTAACAGACATTGAGCAAGATGTTGACACACTTCAAACAAGCGTTGACGATTTAGCAACAGAGCACACAACACTTGCTAACAGAATTGAGGAAGTAAACACCAGCATAGGTTATAACAAGGTGCAAGTTGTTAGAGGTGAAATATCGTCTTATACTCAAAGCTCAACTAGCATTGAAATAAGTTATCCTAATGGCAAAAGCTATGGTGACATTTTTGCTATGGCTATTAACTTTAAGGGTTACCAGTGCTCAATATTGTTAGATAAAGAATTAACAGACACAACAGGGGACGCTTTAAACTTGGCTGGTATTTATAATTCAAGTTCACCTAGCTTGTGCGTGGCGTCCATTATGATTATACCAAGAACAGCGCCTGGCGGTTATTTGTTGCGAAAAGCAGACATGGCTTTACATGAAATTAAAGTGGGCTCAAGCACTGTTTCAGGTCAGACAGGACTTTTAACATATACAATTTACTTTAAATAAAGGGGGTAACCATGGCTTACTTTAATAACAAACGAATAATGCTTGCTTGTGCTTATGAGGCTGGCGGTAGTGGAACTACACTTAAAGGCTATTTAGACGCTAGAGGCACAGCTGCTGGTCTTTTTAATGGTTATAATGGCACCAGTGTTGAGGGTATTATTGCTTATAATGATACTGAAAATGTAACCAGCACAGAAAGAATGTTCTACAATTGCCGAAATTTAATAAGCGTTGGAGATTTAAATTTAAGTAATGATACAAATGCAACATATATGTTTAATGGGTGTTCTTCACTAGTTAGTGTTGGGATAAGAGATATAAGCAACCTTCAAAGTTTAAACAATACTTTTATAGACTGTTCAAGTTTAACCACGCTACCAACATGGGTGGCAACAAATCTTCAAATATTAAGCTATGCGTTTTTTGGTTGTTCGTCTTTAAGACAAATTAATATTACATTGCCAAGAGCACTAACTGGAATAAGTTATGCATTTTACAATTGTTCACTTTTAGAAAGTGTGCCATTTGCTTATACACAAAATTTAACAGATTTTCAAGGCGTGTTTTATGGGTGTGCTGCCTTAAAAGTAATTCCTGCATATGATGTTAGAAACGTAAGATATTTTAATACAGCTTTTACTGGGTGCACAAATCTTGAAGAAATTCACATGACAGGCATGAAAGTAAGTTTTAATATTTCAGCCTCAACAAAATTTACAGAAAGCGCTTTAGTGGAAATACTAAATAACTTAGCTACAGTAAGCAGTGCAACACTAACCATGGGTGCAACTAACCTAGCTAAGCTAACTCAAGCAGAAATAGACATAGCAACTAACAAAGGCTGGACGCTGGCTTAGGTTTTCCTGAGGTTAGGAAAACCAGTTGCACGAAATTTTAGTGCAGTTGGTTACAAATTGTAACTTTCTTATGGTGGGTGGTAGGGTTGAAAGTGAAAAAACGAAAGGAGAAAATTTTAAATGGCTAAATTAAAAGACGCTATAAAAAATTTAGGAAACAAAATTAATAACAAAGAGCCTGAGGGGTATTATGTTACCGATATGCTTAAGAGCTTTGGAACTGACTTGACAGGCACACAAATTGAGGGTAAAGGCATTACAGATGTTTTAAATGACATTGCTGACAATTACACTGGCGGTGGTGGCGGTGGTGCTAACTTGGGGCATGGTGAGTTTACCGAAAATGGAGACTTTAATGCTGTTGGTTTTGGTTATGACGGTTGGGACACAGTAAGAGTTAATGTTCCTACTGGCGCTAACCTTGACGAGGCATATCTAAACATGAATGGAACATATACACCACCTGAGGGTTATGACGGTTGGAACAAGGTAATTGTAGATGTTCCAGCTAGTGTTGTTGACACTTTTGCTGAATATGTAAACAGGAGAGGTGACGCTAGTAGTTTGTTTGCAAACATGAGCATTTCTGATAATGATGTTAATACATGGACAGCAAATGTAAATTGGAATTTAATTTCAGATATGTCAAGTATGTTTGAGAACTGTTCAGCTATAGAGAATATAAATATAAGTGCTGCTCCAACTGATGTAATGGGTATGTTTAATGAGTGCTCATTACTCCAAACTGTATCTGGGTTAAATTTTATTGATGTAACTGATATGACGGACGTATTTAGTGGGTGTAGTAGTTTAAGCGAAATAAATATTACTGGTATTTCTGTTGACTTTGATATTTCAGCCTCAACTCAATTTACAGCTGAATCTTTAGAGGCTATTATAGACAATTTAGTAGATGTATCAAACGATACTCCAGCAACTTTAACCATGGGCTCTGACAACTTAGCTAAGTTATCTCAAGATGTTATAGACGCTGCTACTGCTAAAGGTTGGACGCTAGCTTAATACATGGAGGGGTAATTATGGAACTAAAAGCTAAAAAGGGTTATGTTTTTGCTAAAGCAGATAAAAGCGCTGTATATGACAATATCCTGTATTTAGGCATTAATGACAGTGAGGATAATTACATTCAGCTTAAACAAAAAGAGGCTGAGGCTTTAAAGAAAGAGCTAGAGAATGAAACACTACCAAACGACAGCACAGTTTTATAAATCACAGGACTGGGCTGACTGTAAAGCTCAAATAACTCAAGCAAGGCTAAAAGACGGTGCGCTATATTGTGAGCACTGTGGGCAGGTTATAGTAAAGAGCTTTAACCCTAATGAGAAAAACAATGCTGGTGCAATTGTTTACCACCACAAAGTTTACTTGAATAACTACAATGTGAATGACGCCTCAATAAGTATTAACCCAGACAATATAGCAATACTTCACTGGCAGTGTCATAACGAGGTGCACAACCGTTTCAATGGTGTCAGTGCGCAACCTGAAAAGAAAGTTTATTTAATAACTGGCGCAAGTTGCTCAGGTAAAACAACTTTTGTTAAAGAGCATATTCAAGCAAATGATGTGGTTTTAGACATTGACGATATATGGTGCATGGTGAGTGGTCAGCCTAGATATGTAAAACCAGCGTGTTTAAAGCCTATTGTGTTTAAAGTTCGAGACGAGATAAAAGAGCTCATAAGCAAGGGGGCTGGAATGTGGCGCAATGCTTACATAATAGAAAGCCTACCAAGCCCAACAGATAGAAACCGAGAGGCAGAAAGATACAAGGCTTTCAATGTAGAGGTTATAACCATGGCAGCAACAGAGCAAGAGTGCTTAGAACGGTTACACGCTAACCCTAGTGGGCGTGATATTAAAGCTTATGAGGGTTACATAAGAGAATATTATTCGAGGTATAAAGAGTAATGATAGTAGCTTATGAAAAAAACAAAAACAACAAAATTGAGTTTACAGAAAAAGAATTAAAAGAGTTGTTAGAGAAAGCAGAAAATGAGGGTTATTCACGAGGGTATGTAGAGGGCAGTAGAACAACTATTGTTCCTATTGTGCCTAGTTACCCACAATACCAGCAGCGCTATTATGAAATAGATAAGATTATGTGTTGAGGTATAAAGAATGATTAGACTTAAGCTTTACTTACAAAAGCGAATTAAGATAATTAAGCTGCTTAATCGAATAGCTAAGTCAAAGCCAGTGCCTAAGCAGATTAGATACAAAGAGCAGGACTTAGTGTTTGACGAACTAACTCAAGAGTATAAGTTCACACAAGACATGACAGCGTGTTTATGTGTAGAGAACAAATGCTTGAATGATTATGTTGATATTGTTTAAAGGGGTAAAGAATGAGTAGATTTGACAGTGTAAAAATAACTGAAGAACAAGAAACACAAATATTATGTTTAAAAGCTTTATACAAACAAATTGAAGAATCTATTGAACAAAAAGAAATGTCTCCACGAGAAAAAGCGCTTGCTCTTACAAAATTAGAGGAAAGCGCTATGTGGGCAACTAAAGCAATTAGCAAAAACTCTTAGTGGTAAGACTTGTTAACGACAATAATGTCGGTAACACACATAGTTCAGTAGAGCAGAAACTTTTAGCGGTAAGACCCCCCACTTAAAAATTTTTGGGGGTGCATGGAGGGACTGCA